TGTCGTAGACGGCGAAGGATCCGAGGACGCCGGGTCTGGCCGCCCCATTCGGTGCGAACGTCGCGAAGCCGGCGTACTCGCCGGTGGGTGCGCCCGCGTCGCTAGCGGTCAGGATCTCGTTGTTGTTCTCGAACAGCCGCAACGTCCCCGCCTGCGTGCAATCCAGGGTGTATGCCGAACCGTTCTTGAACAGGAAGTCCCGCGACTTCAGGATCGTGGTCGTCCCAGCCTTCACATAGCCGAGGCGCACTTTCGTCCACGTCGCGGACGCGAACACATAATCGGTGGCCGAATTGAGGTTCGCTCGGGCGATGAGGAAGTTCTCACTTTGGCCGAACACATCCTGCGGGGTGCTGATGGTCGCTGAAACCTTATGCAGCGCAGAACCCGCCGTCGTTTTGTGCAACGCGAACGCCGAACGCTTCACGTTGTCCAGGGCCAGGTTGTAGATGGCGTACTTGTTGGTGATGCCCAACGTGCCCTGTCCGGTGCCAGACTCCCACTGCAACCACTTCGAGCCCAACGTGACGGCGTTGGCGTAGGTGGAGAAGTCCTCGATCAGGATCGCCCCGCCGTTCTCCAACTTCTGTAGCCGCAACCCGATCGTGCCCAACGTGCCCAACGCCTGCCCGACCGTGTTCGAGAAGTCCTGCACATCGAACGTCCCGAAACCGGACTGTCCCGTCCAGGCCGTGAAGCCCTTCACGATCGCGTCGATCAGTTCCTGCACGATCGGGATCCCGATGTCCCCCGTGGGGAGGAACTGGGTCGGCCCGGCGAACGGCGGGGTCTTCGGCAACTCCTCAGAGATCCGCTTCGACGGGTCATGGGACAGCGAGAGCTGGCGGCGGTCATACGCCCGAGGCATCAGGATCCCGATCAGCCACAACCCGAAACGCCCTAAACGTCGCCTCGTTGTAGTCCGGGCCGAGTTGCTTCAACCCCAGCGGGGCGATGTTGTCGCGGTGAACTTCGCCGAGATCTTCGAACTCGGTGACCTTCAACAAATAGCCGGCGGCGGTTTTCTCCGCGGATTCCCGCATCAGCCATTGCAGTTGGGCTTCGTCGGTGTCGGGGAGGACGGGGACGCGGATGTTCCACGTTCTGCTGTACGCCATTAGTCGCCCTGCGGGAACGTCACGATAGTGAGCTGCGCCCCGGTCTTGTTGAACGAATATGCCCCTACGAGACCATCGTTTATAAGGTTGCAATTGAAGGTTGCTTCGGCTCCGCGGCGGATCATCGCCACACCGTTATCCGGTGCGACAGCGGCGGTCGGATCCCCCGGCGAGGAGAAGTGCGGCGACAGGGTTGTCCAGTTCGCGATCGTGCCATGCGAACGTGCCACCAACGTCCCTGCCACAGGGTCACCGACCCTCACCTCGCAGCCGATGGTCATCGGGTCTGAGTCGCCGATCTCCACGCCGAACGCCCTGATGTGCCCGTGGACGTAAGGCACCCAGTCGTAATCTTGTGCTGGTACGACGAAGCTGCAGATCGTGTGCCGCTGGGTCAAACCCGTGTAATCCGTGAACGCGGCCTCGGGCACCGAGAACAGGGCGGGCTGCTTCGCCGCGAAATCGCTGGGCTCGAACATCTCTTTGTCGTCATTCCAGGTGACTACCTGCCCGTCGGTCGGGGGCAGAGTGTTGTCGTAGTCCTCAGCCAACTGGATCGCGGCTGCAGGCCCGGCCGGGCCACGAGGCGCCGCGATGCGGAAGTTCAGGTTCGGGTTCAGCGTGGTACCCGACTGCTCCACCGTCGAGATTTGATCGGGCGGGATCACCTCGGTTGTGACGGTGATCTGCGGCGTCGGACCCGGCTGACCCGGAGAACCCATTGCCTTCGCTTCGTAGTGGTCGCCGGTCCACACATAGACCACGTTCTCAATCCACCACGCTTTACCCACGTCCGACGTGTTGTTCAAATCGGTGGGGAGGTCGGAGGGTTCGGTGACCAGAAGGTCGTATTGCATCTTGACGATGTCGGCGGGCTTACCGTCCTCGCCCTGCTCGCCCTTCAAAGCGTCCAGGCAGATGACGGCGTCCTGGCCGACAGCTTCCATCGTCGCGACCTGCATCGCCGGGGTATCACCATCACCCACGACCCCATACCAGTGGGTATTGGCAAGGAACGACCCCAGATATACGGGGTCGCCGGGAATGGGTGCGCTCACTTAAAAGCTCCCTCTATGTGGGTTTTGACGTGCCAGGGCAACGAATCAACAAGCTGGTCGGGGTTGGGGATCTCCCCGAACGCCGAAGTCGTGTCAGGGATCTCGCAGTCGGGGGCATCAACGGGAACCCAATCCACCAGCCCGGCGATCTGACCGGGCCGGGCCGGGATCGGCCGGCGCTTGATGACCGCGTCTTCACCGACTGATCGTGCGAGATGCCACGCGATGGACATGCGGGTCTTCCCATCCAAATACAGCAGTTCCCCGGTGGGGGTGCGGATGCAGTCCAGGGCGTCGAAGTACACCCGCATCTGGTGGGACATGCGTTCTTGCTGGGTCACATCGCCACCGCCGCACCACCGATAAGGGAACCGATCGCGTTCCAGCCGTCCGCAAGGGCTTTCAGCCCGGCTTCGAATGGATCGCGGTCCCGGTCCCGCCCAATGGTCAACTCGGCTCTGATGGCGGTGGAGGTGTCGTACCGCCACTTGATGCCGCGTATCTGCTCGGTGTAATAAATGCCGTCGATCTCGAACAAACCTCTATCGCCGACGACGTAGTCGTAGCCGTAACACCACGGCTCACCATCACGGGCTTGCATGGTGAACGTGACCTTCGGGGAGCGTTTGAACAAGCCTTGCCGCAACGTCAAAGCCCCGGACACGACGTAGGCGTACCCGTTGCCTTGCTCGAAACCCTCCAGCAGTGCGTAGTCGTTCATCCAGGCGGCGGTGCGCGGGTTGGTGAACTTCTGATACGCCAGGAAGATGTCGTCGAGCTGCCCCTGATACACCTCGTTCAGCCCTGAGGTGGCCGGCATCTGGAAGTCCTGCCCGATGCCCGTTGTCACGGTCATGTCCAATTGGGCGAGGCCATATCGAGCGCCAAATGCAATTATTTGGTTCAACCACGTCGGAGAGTGGCCGCCGGTGTACACCGTTTTCGACGTAGCCCTCTGCAACTTGTGCTCCGAGGATGACAGCCCGGAGTATTCGCAGTCCCGCCACACCAAAGACGGCTTCTCCGGTTCCACACCGAGGATCTTGCGGAAGAACGGGTCGGTCTCCCCGTCCCCGTCACGATCCAGCGGGATCAGCACCTCAGTGATCAAGTCATCCAACGTGGTTGCAACGACGTCCAAAGCCCCCGTGATCGGTCCCCCGATAGGCCCGGTCACACCCGACTTGTCCTCGAACGCCAGTACTACGCAGGCCCGGGTGGGGCGGGCGGCTTCCTCACCGATCAACTCAGCAAGTTCAGGGTGCGGCGAGGTTTCATCCTCAGGAAGCCACAAGTAATCGACCAAACACACACCGGCATCCGACATCAACGGCTCGGCAACACTGTGCAGGTCGCCCCACTTCGAGGCGATCGGCAGCCACCGGGAAGAGTCGGTGAACGCATTCACGAACTGCACCTGAACCGGCCAATGCAACGGCGAAATGTTCCGGGCCCGGGTGGTTGACCAGTGGATCGGGTCCATGATCGAAATCGGCACCGCAAGCAGCGGCCAGTAGTTACGGGCCAGGTTCAGGAACGTCGTCAGCGCCAACCCTGACCGCAGCGGCGACATCCACACCCACGCTTTAAGCGGCTGGAACTCCGGGGTTGAGAACGGTGTCGAAGCGATCCTCAGATGCTTCGCGTGTTCCCGCAGCGAGATGATGTCCAGCTCCACCGATTTGGTGCCGTCATCGTGCTTCACCGCACGCACTGCGGTGACCCTGTAGCCGAGGCGGGTTTTCCAGTGCCGCGCATTCGGGTTCGGATCAATACTGAGGTGCAGGTCTTCTTCGACCCGGGTTTGGTGGGCGCACAGATCCGCCAACCAGTCCGACCACGCCAGGCTGATGGTGCCGGCCGCGGAGTCGTCCATCATGCGGCCGTACTCACCGACCCGCTCCGCGGACACCGTCCCCAGGTAGGAGAACTGCTTGTCCCAGATTCTTAGTAGGGGTCTCTGCCGGTTCGCGTCGATCACCAACTGCCTACGCGCATCCAACAAACGAAACTTGGAGATCGCGTCGTTGCCGTTGGTGATCTGGCGGGGCGCAGGCCGAGCAGGCCGAGGAACAAACCCGCCCACTTACGCGTAGCCCATCTTGTACCACTGCGGGACGATCGCGGTGATCTTCCCGTTCGGGTTCGTGTGCGTAACCCGGATCGCTGTGGAAGCTTTCTTCGGCAACTGCGACGCGAACCCGATACCGCCCGGCATCCGCCGACCCACCGGCACACCAGAATCGGCGTTCGTGATGTCCCCGAGGACATAGTCGAGGATCTCAGAGTTGCGGATCAGCTTGTAATACCAAGTATCCACCGCATCCGTAGAAGCCGTGAGTGTGCGTTTCGCCGGGTCGGTGTCCACCAAAACCATTCCGTCGGTCTCGAAGAACTCCGGCAGCTCCACCATGCGGTCGGTGATGCCGTCCTGAATGGTGACGGTGTCACCGCCCTTGGAGAAACCTTCGACGATGAACTTCGGCCACTGATCCCAATCCCCGCGGTTCGGCAGGTACAGCACACCGTTGTTGCGGCCGTTCAGTTGCGCGTTCGCGGCGTCGTTCGCCCACACCTTCGTGTACGGGCGCTTCGAGTAGAACGGGAATTGGGCGTGCAACGTCATCGCCCAGGATTGGGAGTTGTTGCCGTAGGCCACCGGGTCCAGCTCGAGGGTTTGGTCGTTGGCCTCGCCCTGGCGCACCCGGATCCACCGCCACCCATGCGTGCGGGTGAACTCACCCCAATACCCGGCCGGGGCCCGGTGGTGCTCAGGCCAATCCGACCACCACTTCTCCTCCAGCATCCGGTAGGCGAACTCGTTATCGGGGAAACGTTTGCGGGCCAAATAGTTGATGTGCGGGCCGATAATCACACCGAGGTTGAAGACACGTTTGCGGTAGTCGGTGCGCTCCAGTTCCTCACCGATCTGATACGCCCCAGCCGAATACCGCTGATCGAACGGCATGTGCATCGAACCCTGCAGGTTCGGGGCCAGCACGACACCTTCTTTGCCGGCCCAATCCCCCGACAGGTTCCACAACCTGCCACCATCCGGGGACACATACACAACCTTCGTGTGCTTGGCGCGTAGCTGCTTACCCCACGGCCCGAGGTCGTACCAGTTCGTGAACCTCTGCCAACCCGGATGCCTGTCCGATACGGGGGCGTAGATGGGGGTGCCGTCGGGGCGGGTCCAGTCATCAATGCCCTGAACCACTTCCTGGTTGGTGTCGAACCTCGACCACAGATCGAAACGCAACTTGTCCAAGCGGGTCATCCCGGCCTCACTGCGTTCAGGTTGCGGCGCACCACTTGGTTCTGGTGGGCGTCGATGCGTTGGGTGAAGTCACGCGGATTCACACCGAGGTTCCCGTTCACCACCACCGAGGGTCCAGCCGGGCCGGGGGCCTGGCCGCCGCCTTGGTGCGGGGCGTCCGGTTGCGGGGTCACCGAACCATTCGGCAACGGCTTGATGAAGTCAGCGATGTTCGGCAGGCCCGGGAGTCCGAGGCCGCCGCCGCCCATGTCGGTGATGGGTGCGCCGCTTTCGGTTTGGCTGCCACCCATCAACCCCTGGAGCAGTCCGCCGCCCCAGTTCGCCAAAGCCATGCCGGATTTGACGTTCGCCCACTCCATCGGGTTGGAGAACACGCTGCCGTCCAAACCGATGCCCTGCAACAAACCAGACACCAACGACTGGCCCACCGACGAGAAGTCCTGACCTTGCGACACAGCCTCGGTCGCGGTGTCGGTCACCGTGGCCACCGCGGCGGACTGATCCTCAACCACCGTCGTCAAGTCGTTCTCGGCGTCGATGCGGGTCTGCAGAGCGGTGTTCAATTCCTCCGTTGAGGACGCCAGAGCGTCAATCGGCCGGTAGAAGCGGCTGGTGAACGACGGGTCTCCCGCACCTACAGCGCCAGCCACACCACCCGAGGCGGCCGAGGCGTCGCCACCCCAGTTGAACGGGGTGCCCTCAGGCAGGGTGGCTTCCATGTGGACATCGTTGAAGCCGACGTTGAACGCGCCCGGCACCACCTCGTCGGTGGGCAGGAACCCGCGGGAGGTCAGCCACGATGCGGCGTTGCCGGTGGACATCTCCCGACCTTCGGTGGGTAGCCCGTCCATCATGTTGACAAGATCCTCGACGGCGCTGGAGCAGTCAGCCAGGCCCCGGGATAGGTCGTTGACGGCCCCGTTGTCATAGCTGCCGGAAGGAACCCTCGACAGCAAAGCTGCATCGAACCCGGCATCCACCGCCAACGGGGAACTACGGCTATAACGCGGCGACGACGAAGACGAGAGTGCGCTACGGATGTGCTCCAACGCATTCACGATCGGGGCGGTCACCGCAGTCGACAGGCTGGTGATGAAATCCCCGCCCACCGGGCCGCCGCCCGACGAGGAAACACTCGCGCCGCTGGCTCCGGTCGGGGCGGACAAGTTCAGCCCGAAAAGCCTTGCAACCTCGGCCAAAATCGCTGTGGAACGGCCACGCTTGGCCGGGGCCAAAGGGATATACGCTTCCCCGCCCGTCTCCTCCTCAGCGAAGATCGTCCCCGCGCCAGCACCGTCGTAGATGTCGGCCTCGTCGGGTTTGTCGATGAACCGCAGACCGCCCGGCACGATCGCACCCTCGGCGCGGCGGGGAATATCGGCGGGATTGACTCCCGTACCCAGCACAGCCGCAGCGTCGTCCCCAGCGACCTGAGTGTTCACCAGCACGTTGATCGCCGCCGTGCGGTCCCGGGCGGCCTGATCAATCTCCGAGCTGGCCTGCTCCGCACCCACCTGGGTGACAGTGATCGTCTTATCGTTATTAGTCGTGACCTTGATGCCCAACGCCTCAAGGGTCGCAAGAACTTCCGGCGCCAACGGGGCGGCGACCGTGATCTCCTTGTCGTTGTTGGTGGTGACCTCAACACCCATCTGCTTCAGCAGGTCGTAAGTCGCCTGACCGCCCGGGGCCGACACATTAATCGGAACATCGGTGGGCAGCTGCTCAAACGCCGCCTTCACGTTGGCCGCCGACTGCACCACATCAGTCCCGAGTTTCGCCAACACCGGGTTATCCGCGGCGATCCGGGCCTGCTCACCCCACTCCCGCAAACTTTCCTTGCCGCGGTCCATGCTCTGCGCCGTCGACATCATCTTGTCGCCGGCCTCTTTGAGGCTCTCACCCCACCCGAAAGCAGCCTCCGCTTCGGCGTTCAGCCGATCAGCCTCAGAGCTGTCGCCCCGGAACCTCGCCGCCGTGGACTGAATCTTCAGCATCGCGCCCTGGACGTTGCCCATCCCGCCAACAATGTTGCCGAACGCGGAAGTCAGATTGCCGACAGCACCCAACGTCATCTGCGCGGTGGTGATCGCGGCCTGGCCGATACCCTCCCAGAACGCGATGATCGTGCCCTGGTTCGCGTTCACCCAGGCAGTCAAACCATCCAACGCACTGGTGATCGCCGAAATCCCGCCCGGGGCCGCAGAGAACGCAGGCTTAAGCAGTGCCTCACCCAAACGCCCGAGGGCAGCCTGGGCGTTCGCCACAGACCCGGAGAACGACTCCCCCATCGTCTTCGCGGCGCCGCCGATGTTGTCGCGGATCGCCTTCTCGAAGATCTCCGAGGAAATCTTGCCGTCCGCGGCGAGTTTCTTCACCTCAGCGGCAGGGACTTTCATCGACTCGGCGAGCCACTGATAGATCGGGATACCCCGCCCGGCGAGCTGGTTCAGATCCTCGGTGTAGGCCATCTGCCCGGTGCGAACCTGATTGATGATTGCGCCCATGTCGGACAGGCTGGTGCCGGCCACCGCGGCGGCATCCGCGGTCATCTTCAGGTACGAAGTCAGTTCCTCGCCCGGCTTCACCCCGGCCGCGACAGCGGACGCGGCGATCGTCGCAGCGTCACCAAGCCCGAACGCGGTGCCCTTCACCGAAGCCAAAGCGGAATCCATGATGTCTTGGACATCAGCCGCCGAGTTACCCAAAGCTTTCAGCTTGAATTTCGCGTCATCAATGGACTTAAGCCGGTCGAAACCCTTCGACAGGGCAGCACCCAAAGTCCCGGTGATCGTCGTGGCGGCGGCGGCAACCCCAAGGGTCAACGCACCACCCAAAGCCTTCGCCCCGACAGCCCCGACAGACGCCATCTTCGTTTGGAAACCGCCACCGAGATTCGCCGAGTTCACAGACTGGGAAGCCGAACGGGAGAACTGCTGGCCGACCCGGCGGCCGGCGCCGGAGCCGTCAACAGAGTTCAGGGAACGCTTGATGTCGCGTTCCATGTTGTCCGTGGAGGCCGCGATCGTCACCCAGGCTGTTCCTAGCTCAGTGATGGCGCACCTCCTCTAACCTCGTAGCAGTTCCAAAACCTCGGGTGAAACGATTTCTTCGAACGTCGCGGTTTCCCACGTCGGCCCGTCATACCTCTCCGGGGCTTTCACCCCAGGCCTCGGGATCCGCTCAGGGAACGCATCGTCCTTGCCGCCCTTGAAATGCAAAGCGGTGTAACGCCAGCCGAGCTTCCGCAACTCGTACAGTTGCTCGGCCGCGATATGGTCGGCGATCGTCCAACCCTCGTTGCGGGCGTGATAAATCGCAGTCCCCGGCGGGGCCGCAGTGATGTACGCCCACAGACCGCGCCAACCCAACGAATCAAACTCAATGCGGTCGCAGCGCAGGTCACGATCCAAAGCATCGGCCAGGGGGCCGGCCACCTGCTCGGCCAGCCACATCAGTTTTTTGAGGACAGCCCTTCGCCGTCGCCGGTCTTCGTGTCCGACGTCGACCACGCCGCCCACAGTTCGTCGATCGGATCGCCCTCAGAATCAGGTAAACCCTCAAGGACGGCGCGGGCCTGCGGGCAGGTGCCCCGGTCGATCGCCGCCAGCTCCACATCGACGTTCGTCTTCAGCGAGCGGATCTTGTACAGCCATGTTTTGGAGAAGATCGCCGTGAACGGCTTCAACGCCACCACAGTCCCATCAGGGAAGGTGTGTACGTACAGGTTGTCGGTGTCGTAGTGCTGCGACCAGTCGTACCCAGCCTCGCCGGGCTTCGGCTGCGGATCGGCTTCGGGGGTTTCGTTGTCGGGCTTGTCTTTCGGCATTCTGTTCACCTTTGGCACCACCCTCGGCTGTGAATGGAAGCCTCCCCGCGCCGCGCCAAAGGTGGAAGGACGGCGCGGGGAGGTGACCAGTTACTTCGCAGTGCCCTTCGGGGCGTCCGCAACCGCGGCTTCGGCTTTCGCGTCCGCGGCGGCCTGGGCGGCAGCCTTGTTCGCTTCGGCCTTCGCGTCCGCCACGGCCGGATCAACCTTCGCGGTGTCGCCCTTCGCGGGGTCCACCTTCAGCGGGGTCGTGACGGTGGCGTCGTTCAGCACGGTGTACACGTAGGACGTGTAACCCTGGCTGTCGGGATACGTCGCGAAGGTGCACTTATACACCGACCAGTCGCCTGGTTTTTCAACGATTGGGTCGAGCTTTTCAAGCTGGGCGTCGGGGACGACCCGGCGGCGGCGAACCTTGCCGTCGAACGTGTCGATGATGTAAGCGCCGTGCTCCATCTGCTCCACCGAGTGACGCACCGCGATCTGGGTGCCGTTCGTGGCATCCGCCGGGGTCACGGTCACATTGTCGGTGCCGTACAGGGCCGCCAGCAGGTCCGGGTTCAGGAACTCGATGAAAGTCACCTCAAACATGTCGTCCATCGAGGTCTGCAAGGAACGCACCATCTGGCCATTCCAGTCGCGGCGCTTTTCGACCTGCCGCTCCGAGCTGTAGGTGTAGCCGTCCTCACTGACGCCGCCCAACCTAATGCACTCAGCCGGCCGATCCGACAGGGCGTCGGTGGGCAGTGCGACGGTCTGCGGGACCAGGAAGATACCGCCGGTGACCTTCGGAGTACCGACGAACGTGTTCTTCGACAGCGTGTGCGCTGTGGGAGTAGTGGGTGCGGTCATGGTGATGTTCTCCTAATTGCGGAAAGCGCCCAACCGGGGACGCAGGATAGGCCCGCCAGCGGGGATGCTGGGGGCCGAGACTTGTTCGGAACTGCCTAGTTAGGCGATGCCTTCGGTGCTGGTGTGTTTCAGCTGGTTGCACCGGAGATGCGAGCAGGCCAGATTTGACCGCTCATGCTTTCCGCCTTTGGCTAGCGGAACGACGTGATCCAGGCTCGCGAGGAGCGGATCGTAGCGACCGACATCCAGCCTTGCTGGCTTGTCGGGGTAGAGACAGCCCGGGATTTGGCATTGCCAGTTGTCCCGTTCGAAGATTTCTAGATGTGAGACATCTTCGACGAATGCGCCCCGCATACGTGCTCGACGCCGCTGATTGTCGATGCTGCGGAGTTCCCTGATTTTCTCGGGGTTTTCAGCGCGCCAACGCCGGGTATCTTCGGCTGTCTTTTCACGATTGGCCTGGTAGTGCTGGCGGCGGTAGTCGGGGTTGACCTCTCGGAAACGCCGACGGTTTTCAGCCTCTTTTTCGTAGCTGTTCTTGTACTTCCGGCGGCGGTACTCGCGGTAAAGCTCCGGGTTCGCTTCCCGATGTTTGCGCGTGTACTCCCTGCGCGCAGCCTTGCATTCTTCGCATCGGCACTTGTAATAGCCATATCCGGCTTCAGTACCGTGCGGGATGTCCTTGGCCATAGCGTCACCAATATTAGCTACGGTCTACGACAGTCACGGCATCCAGAGCTGGTTCTGCACCGTCCAGACCACGTTGAACTCGTAGACCGGCCAATCCGGCAGGTCAGGGTCTTCCGAAGGGAAGGGCCCGTTGAGTTCGCAGGGTTCGCTGACCAGCGACAGTTGCTCGCCGGTATCGAAGAAGTCCACCTCCATTTCGGGGGCGTTCCTCATTACCGCGGCGCAGATGCGTGCCATCTGTGAGCAGAACACGTCGTCGGTGCCGTACACCTGGACGATGACCCGGCACCACTGCACCCGCTTGCACGTCTCCGAACCGGGCAGTGCGTAGCAGCGGATGAACCACTCAGGTAACGGGGAAGGGATCCGCGAAGCAACGGTGACGCCGGTGATTCCCTGATCGGCCAAGCCGGCCAGCAGATACTTGCGGGCCACCAACGTCATATCCGGGTAGACGAGGAGTTCGTCAGCCACGGCTCAAACCTCGCAGTAACGCTTTGGTTTTCGCTTCGTGGCGGGCAGCCCGCGGGCCGGTCGTGACGACCCGGTAGCGTGCGCGGCTTTCGTCGCCCGCCTCGTAGGTTTCGTAGTACGGTTCGGTCGCCGCCGGGGAGGTGGTGGACGGGATAGCGTTGGCCGCCGCCTCCAAGTTGTCTGCTTCGGCTTTGATCAGAGCCTGCGCGGCCGGGGAGGTGCGAAGAGCATCGAACCCGGCGTCGTTGCGGCGGAACTTCATCGGACCATCCGCAGCTCAACGACTTTGCGGTTCGGGGTGAACCCGAACGGCCCATAGTCGTAGTTCTTCGCCAAACCGTTCACCTCGAACACCTGCCCCTGGACGGTGAAGCGGTCCCGGTGATCCACCGGAACCGAAACATCAACCACCAAAGCCAGTTCCCCGACAACACGTTCTGAGCCGGTGGGGGGTCCGGCGGGTTCCTCAGAACCGACCGGCCACCACATGCACGCCACATCGACAGGGTCTGACCAGGCGGGGAGGGTGTTGCCGTGGCCGTCTTCCTCACCTGCGGTGTACTGCAAATGCAGGCAGGTGAACGGCAAAGGTGTCAACCTCAACTTGCGTACCCATCCCACAGTGGGCGCCCCGACTTGGTGAGGTTCGCCCCGCAGGAACAGTGAGGTTCGTTGAAGGTTGTGCAGCAGATTTCGGCGTGCTGCTGAACCGCCCCGGTGGGGATCGTGTCGTAACCCCACGCCGTCCCAGTGCCGTTCGTGCCGGCGTTCGGGTCCGAACACATCGCCTGGAGTTGCTCGATCTCCTGCTCGGTGTACATGCCGTTTCGGCGCACAGAGCTGTCGACCTGGACCGAGAACGGCCCAGCGGTTTGCGACGTGACAGCACCGGTGTCGGCGGCGTTCCACCGCAGGATCGCCCCACGGATAATCGCCGTCGCCGCAGCCTCGTACTCGAACCTCGGGTCGAGGATGCACGGGGCGTAAAACGCCGCCAAAGCCATCGCGTCGTCGATCATCGCCTGCGCTTTGTCAGGCGGGATGTCGGCGAACGGCTTTAGGTCTTCCGGGCTGATGCTTACAGCAGGCATGGTGTGTCCCGCAGAGTGGCGGCCCGAGGATCGCCCGGGCCGCCACTCAAACGGTTGCTACTTGGCCGCAGCCTTGGGGGCGGGCTCGGTCTTGGCGGGAATCGGATCCGGGGTGGCCGGGGTGCCCTCGATGACCGAGAACCGCTCCGAGAACACGTACCAGCCGTACACGATCTCCGTGCGGAACAGGAGTTCGTTGTGCCCGGCGAGGTCGCGGCCGGCGTTGTCCGGGTCACCGAACTCCAGCATGCGGAACGGGAAGGACTTCTGGATGCCCCAGCGGATCCCGCCCTGGAAGTCACCGAGGATGGCCTTCACGCCGTTGTCGGTGGCGTCGCCGTCCTTGGCCTTGCCCGACACCGTCGAGCTGGTGGCCGAGTTGACACCCTCGAAGGACGAAATGCCGTTGCCCAGGCCGAGTTCCGGGTACTTCTTCCGGCCGTCGTTGTAACGGGCAGTGGACAGGGTCCAGGCGTAGGACGGGTCGAACGCCACACCGTTAACGGGGTAGCCATCGGCGATGACGAGACCAGCGGCCTCCTCAAAGTCCATGTCGGCGAGAGTGCCAGCGGTGACCCGCTTGTCGGTGGTGTTGAGGTAGTTCGTCCACGACGCGATCTCGGTGCCGGTACGCGGGTTCAGCCGGTAGTACAGACCCAGATCCAGGGCACGGGAGATAGCGCGGGCGCACTTCTCCTGATACTTGGACAGGATCCCGAGCTGGTAGTCCTCGTCGGCCCACTTGAACTCATCCGAGGTCCGCATCTGAACGACGGCCTTGTGGGGAACAGCGGTCACGAAGCTGGGCTTCGCGGTGTCGCTGCTCTTGTGCTCGGACTCCTCGACGAACTCCGCGGACAGATCCTCATCGAAGGTGATGATGTTGACGTTGCCGAACCGCATCGGCTCCTGGCCGGAAAGCGCGGCGACGGTCGATGCCGTCTTGGTGCGCTCCACGATGCCATTCGCGATGTTCGTAGGCAGGAACAGGTCGGTGCTTTGCAAAGCAGCCATGGTGGTTACTCCTTAACAGGGGTTTATTGCCCGTTGATCGACCGCAAGAAATCGCGGGTCGGATCGGTCAGGGCCGGATTGGGGTTGCGCCCCTCACGGGGCACGACGTTCTTGCGTTTGCCCGACTGGCCGACCAGCCGATCAGCCTGCTTCAGCAGGGTTTCCGGGTCGGTGGCCGTCAAGAACAACTCGGCGTCCTCCGGGGCGATCTCATGGATCGCGATCAGATGGGCTTTGAGTGCTTCGCACACCTTCGCCGGGACGGTTGCTACCTCGGCGTCGGCTTTCGCCAACCGGTCAGCGACCTTCTCGGCCTCGGACTTCTGCGCCTCTTCGATCTCATCGAGGCGGGAAGCTTTGGCCTTCAGTTCCTTGAGTTGAGCTTTCTGTGCCGCAAGGGTTTTCACCAAAGGGTGATCGGCGGGGAACTTCTCGGTTTCGGTGTGCTCAGTGTCCTCGGTTACCGGTTCGGTTCCCTCGGCGGTCAGTGCATCGGACATTGCAGTGTTCTCCCATTTCGGAAGTAGCCCCGGCCGTTTGGACGGGGAGGATTGTGGGGTCTAGCTGATCTCGGGGCTGAAGGTCCGCCACTCGGTGAGGATCTTCTTCGGATCGCTGGAACCAGCGGCCTTCGCGGCCTTGTCGTACTCGTTGCTCCACTGAGCCGCCAGGTCCGCGGCTTGAGGCTCGGTCTCCGATAGGTAGTCCATCGGATCCACACCGCTGGGAATGGCTTTCGCGGTGCAGTGGCAGTGGTCGTGGTATTCCTTGCCGGTGGCCTGCTTTGAGCCTGTGCGCCGGCGCCCGTACACCACAGCCGTTTTGCGTCGATCCTCAAACGGCAACCCGGTGTCCGGGTCGATCTTCAACTGCACACCGGAACCGGAGTAGGTTTCACCAGCGGCAGCCCGGGAAGCCAGAAGTCGGCAGAAGGCGCAGGCGTCAGGTCGTGCGACCCGCACCCACCGCATCCCGTTGCGTCTGGCGTTCGCGGCGGTGGTGTTGCGTTCACCGTCATAGATGGCCCGCTGCGCGGTCCCAGCCATGCGGCTGATCGCCTCAACTCCGTCAGCGCCCAACGCCCACTCTGCGGAACTCTTCAACTGCTCAGGCGGCAAAGGTGGCACCAGCAGTGGCGGCTGGGTAATGGCCGGGAAGTCGTCCTCGAAGAACGTCGCACCCAACTCGGCGGCCATCTGGTGGTACGGGTCCACGATCTCGGGGAACGCCTGGGTGACGTAAGCGGCGAACTCCACATCTGTTTGCAGCTCGGCGGCCCGCCACATCCTCTGAATGTCGGCTTCAGCCAACCTCGTCAGATTGTCGAGGACGAAACGGCGTTCAGCCGCCGATACCGGCATCGGTCACCGGATTCTGAACAGGCGGCACAGTTGTCATGCGCTGCAGCAGCGTTGTCACCGACGCCCGACGCTTCTCCGACATAGCGCGGGCGATCTGCTGCTCATCCAACCCCAGCAGCTCCAACCCGACCTCGGTGTCAGCGAGCCACGGCACAGCGGTGATCAGTTTCATCCCGGCGTCGGCCTGGGCGGACTTCGTCAACCATTCCGCCGGCCGCCACTTCGCGTCGATCGTCCACCACTCGCGGGGAACCTCAGACAAACCATTCTGGATCGCCAACGCCCGCAGCATTGAACGGTTCACCGACGGGGTCCAGTTCTCCATCGCATCCACAGCGGTGCGAACCAACGCCCGATCAGCCGCATCAGTGCCGTCAGCGGTCGTCGTGTTCGTCCGCGCTTGCACACCCAGCTCCGTGACAGGAATGTTCGTCTGCCCCGAAAAGTTGTTGGCGTGCTGCTGGAACAAATCAATGTGCGGCTGCGGCGAATGCGCCTGGAACTGCCGGATATCAGCCCGAGCTAGTGCCGGATCGGCATCCGGGTCATCAGGGATGCCCTTGATACGCCCCAGCATCACTTGCCAGGCCGGTTTGATCGACCCGTCAGCGTTGCGGAACACTTTCTCGTCCGCACCCAGCATCCACATCTCGGGATAGCTGTAAACGTCGGCGTGGCCTTCCATGCGGATCAACGTCCGCACCGCCTGGTCGTGGATCGACATCACCGGCCGAGAAATACGGGAGTACCCGAACGGGCGGCGCACCTGCGGCTTGTACACCAACGCCTCAACCGGCACACCGTAGTCGTGGAACATGCGGTCCACCACCCACACACCGTCCTCAACCGAGGCGGTGATGGTCTCCCCATCCAAATACAGGGCAACAGCGGTCGGGTAGTAGCCGTGCTCGTCATCCCACCCGGTGATCGACAACAAGTTGTCCATGCGGCGGGTCCGGGTATTGAAATCCCCAGTCGCGCTCAAAGCGTCCTTCACATGAATCAGTGAGGTCGGCTCGTCCGGGCCGCCGTTCGTGTTCACCAAGAACGACACACCATGAATCAAAGACGCTACGAACGCGGCGTTCGCCTCCGAACGCAGATAGTTCTGCTCCCACACCTCGGTGAAGCCCAAAGACCCCAGATCGCCGTCCGGCCAAATGAACTTATCGAGGTTCGTTCGCTGCGCCAGAACATCCACAGCCTTCGCTGACCACCCCAACGTCAACCCGAGGTTGTAATACTGCGGCGGGATGATCGTCCCAACCTGCTTAATCGCACGCTTACCGTCGTAATACGACGCCCGCAACAAGTTCCGGGGTGTCCGATCATGCAACTGCTTCAGCAGCCGGTTAACCAGAAGGTCTTCGTCATACGACAAGCCCGGTAACCGGATCTGCCGGAACTCACCAGTCGTGTACACCGAAGTCGGCACACCGTTATCGGCATAAGGGGTAATCAAAGTAAGACAGCCCCTCTCCGGGTTGAAATACGTTCGCCAGTAGACGGTCTACGAGTCGAGGACGCGGACAGCAACGCCAACGTCGCCGCCACTAACGGGTGAATGGACACGGTGGAGTCGCGGCGGTCCCAACCCCACCCGCCGGCATCACCGATCGGGCGTTTCCGCGCCCCAGCCACCGAGGCGGCGAGCTGCGGCTGACCTGAATGCGACAACGACCCCGACTTAGCGCGGGTCTCGAACAACAAGCAGCCCTTGGTCATATCCCTGGCTGTGGAACGCCGCACCCGCACCCTGCGGGACACCAGCTCGGGGATCATCTGCGCCGCTGGGGACAAATCATCAATAACGACTTCGGTGCGCCGGCCAGCCGCCGCAGTAATCCACGTCATCGCGGCCGCAACATCAGAGCCCGCCCACACTTCCTCGAGGTGGACGGTCTCACCGACCACCCACGCCCCGGCCACCGATATCTGCATGCCGTGGGACATATCCACACCCAACGCCACCGGGGCGGCGTCGGACTGCGGGCCGCAACCCTGCAATGCTCGCCACTCCGACGGCTTCAACACCGGGATGTGGCGCCCCATCTCAGGCCAAATACCTAAACGCTCCAGCCGGAACTGCTCCTCCGACATCGACGCAAGCTCCGTGGCGATAGCGTCGTGGCCGATCCGAGTCCCAAACGCCGGATTCGCCGACGCCCACGTCTCCGGGTCATCAATCGCAGCGTCCGGGTCCGCAGACCACTCCAGATAAGCGACCCGCGACTCTTTGCCCTCAACACCGATAGACCGCAACCGCTCAAACACTTCGCCGTCATCATTCTCGGTCGGCGGTGTGCCCAACAGCCACGCCTGCGGGTTAGGGCGGGCCGACATCGTCGGCAGAATTGCCGACCAGGCCGCCGCCCCCAAAATCTGGGCCTCGTCCAACAACAAACAGTCGCAGGAGAACCCGCGACCCGAGCCGGTTGAACGGGCCTTGAACCGGATCGTCTGCCCGGACGTGAACCGGATGTACTCGCGGTTCACCGCACGCATAACGCTTTCGACCCGCCGCTCCAGCGCCGGGTACTGCTCGATCAAATCCAAGATGCGGGAGAACACTTCCCGGGCCGTGTCCTGCTGATGAGCACTGACGATGATCGTCTGCTCATCGAACAACAACACACCGGCCAACGCCCGAGCCACGATGATCTCGGACTTCCCGTTCTGGCGGGGGGCACTGACCGCTATCTGGCGGGCAGCCCACGTCCCATCGGAACGCTCACCCATCGCCGCCTGAAGAACGTTCTCCTGCCACGGATCCAAACTCAACCCGAACCCGGCAGCGAGATCCGAAACGTCCTCCCAGGAATTAACCCGAACGTTTGGGCAGTGCCGAACCCTTGGCGGGGCCTGCACGCCGAGAAGCACGCCGCGCCGCGATTTCGTCAACAGCGTCACCCTTCACGGTCT